GTTCCTGTCACTCTGTCAACTCAGTTCCACGTTGATACCCAATTCACTACTCAAGACTTGGCTCTGTCTCTGGATATGTTCTCGGATCGCGTTCTGAAGCCCGCAATTGCGGCTATCGCCAACAAGATTGACCGCGACGGTCTGCTGATGGCTAAGAACAGCACCGCTAACATCGTTGGTACTGCTGGTACGCCTCCTACCGGTCTGATTACTTACCTGACCGCTGGAGCTTACCTGGATGCTGAAGGCGCACCGCGCGATGGCCGCCGTTCTTGCATCATTGAGCCATTTACCTCGGCAACTATCGTTGACAGCCTGAAGGGTCTGTTCGTGCCTCAAGAGGCAATCGGCGAGCAGTATCGCAAGGGTCTGATGGGTCGTGATTCGGGCGGCATGAACTGGAAGATGGATCAGAACGTGGTTAACCAAACCTTTGGTTCCTACGCTTCGGCAACCCTGTCTTGCAACGTGACCACCGCAACCGGCTTCCTGAGCACTGGTTGGGCATCTACTTCGACCATCACGATTGGCGCATCCGGCGCGGCAGCAACTCTGAACCAAGGCGATGTTATCCAGATCGCTGGCGTTTACGCTGTTAACCCACAGAACCGCCAGCCGTATGGTTCGAACAAGCTGCGTAACTTCGTTGTGACCAGCACCACCTCGATTTCGTCGGGCGGTACTGCTTCTGTGACCGTTTCGCCAGCAGTTATCACTGGCGGCCAGTTCCAGAACGTGTCGGTTACTTCGTCGGGTTCCCAGACTGTTACCCCGTTCAACAACACCGGCGTTGTTTCTCCGCAGAACATCCTGATGCACCGCAATGCGTTCACGCTGGCGACTGCTGATCTGGAACTGCCAGAGGGCGTTCACTTCGCTGGCCGCGCAAGCGACAAGGAAATTGGTCTGTCAATGCGTGTGGTTCGTCAATACACCATCAACAACGACTCGATTCCGACTCGTCTTGATGTTCTGTATGGATGGGCTCCTTTGTATCCGGAGCTTGCGTGCCGGATTGCCGCTTAATTAGGAAAGGAAAATTATCATGGCACTGACTCCTATCACTTACACCAACAACGGCCCGGCATCTACCACCAGCCCGCATTACCTGATTGATGGTGATTCGACTGACGGTACAGCTATTGCCCCCAACGGCGGCCCTCTGAGCTTCTTCGGCGTTACTGCCGTTACTCAGCCGACCGCTTCGGGCAATACCACCACCGTTACTGCTGGTTCAACCACCGCTGTTTATGTGAACACCACGTTCACTGGCGGCACTGGTTCTACCGCTTACACCGTTGGTGACGTTGTAAAAGCTCTGAAAGCTCTTGGTCTGATTGCAGCCTAAGTTGATGAGCTAGAAAGAAAAGGGGCGGCTTAAAAAACCGCCCTTTTTTGTATAAAACGCATAAAATAATGGCGTTTTCAAAGGAAAAAACATGGCTAATACTTCCGTTTTTCGTCCGATTGGCCCAACGTCTGCGGTAGCTGTAAGCTCCACTTCCATTTCCGCATTGACCATCACGCCAGTTGGCAACGATCAAATTAACTATTGCGGTTTTCTGAACACCAATAGTTTCCCTGTCGCAGTAACCATTGCCCCTACTGATGCTCCTGCCGCTGTGATGCCGACTGTTGGCACTCCGTCTAAGAGTATTGTTCTTGGTGTTGCAATGCCAACTCCAATGGTAGTTGCGGTTCCTGCAAACCAGTTTTCTATGACTGCAATTGCTACGGGTTCCAACACTGGCACGATTTATGTGACTCCGATGGACGATCAGTCTTAAGGAATTGTTATGACCAACGAAGTTGCCAAGACAAGCACGATAAATATAGTCCCGGTACAGGGCGTATTCGGCCCTGAGCCAAACTATACGTTGGTCAGCTTGATTGGCCCTGCTGGATCGGAGTTTTATCCGAATATTGACCCTAATCAATCTGGGCTGCATATCACAAACAGCACAATTGATAGTTCAGTCATTGGCGGTATTACTCCCGCTGTTGCCCATTTCACCACCGCAACGGCAACCAATACGCCGGTAACGGGCAATGATCTTGTCAACAAGACTTATGCTGACTCTATTTCGGCTGGCTTGAACTTTAAGCAGCCCGCAGTAGCAGCAACAACGGCAAACATTACGCTTTCTGGTCTGCAGACGATTGATGGTGTGTCGGTAACTGCTGGTCAGCGGGTTTTGGTCAAGAATCAGACGAATCAGGCTGAAAATGGCATTTATGATGCCAGCGCAAGTGCTTGGACTCGATCATCTGATGCTGATACTTGGACTGAACTTACAGGCGCTTTTGTCTATATTCAGCCAGGTGGCAGCACTTATGGCGGAACTGCGTGGTATTCAACCATCCTAGCGGGCGGCACTCTTGGCGTTACTCCGGTTACTTGGACAAACTTTGCCCTTACGCCGCTGTATTACGCTGGCACAGGCCTGACTCTTAGCAACTTTGTATTTAGCATCACAAACACAGGCGTTACCGCGGCAAGTTACGGTTCTGCAAGCAAAACCCTGACTGCAACTGTAAATGCACAAGGCCAGCTTACGGCTTTGGCTGCTACTGATATTGCGTTAAGCGGCAATCAGATTACGTCCGGAACAGTTGGCTCTAGCTACATTTCTGGCAACTACAGCGGAATTACTGGCTTAGGCACGATTACTTCGGGAATTTGGAACGGAAGCACAGTAACGGTTCCTTATGGCGGTACTGGCGCAACTACGCTGACCGGCTATGTAAAAGGCAATGGCACTTCTGCCATGTCTGCCGTTACAACCATTCCAAATACCGACATTTCTGGCCTTGGCACTATGTCAACCCAGAACTCGAGCTCGGTATCCATCACTGGCGGCTCTATAGCGGTTCCTACGCTTATTACGACTGGTCTGACAGGGTATTTAAAGGGTAATAACACCAGCGCGGTTACAGCCTCGTCTACGATCCCCAATACCGATATTACCGGTCTGGGAACCATGTCTACCCAGAATTCAGGTTCGGTAGCGATTACGGGCGGAACGGTAACGGGGATTACAAACCTTGGCGCGGATTACCTACAACTAAATACGGCCATCACACCAACTTACGCTTATGGCAAGCTGTATTGGAGTGCAACGGGCAGTCTAAATGTTGGTTTGGATGGCGGCTCAAGTTTGGTTATGCCGGTTGGCGAAGTGCTTTATGTATACGGTAAGGCTTCAGCCAACATTTCGGTTGGTCAGGTTATTGTCAAAACCGGCGTAGTTGGAGCATCTGGCGTTATCCAGTTTGGCCCGTCTACTGCTGGCCTAACCGATGGCAACTCAATTGTTGGTATTGCTTGCGAAAACATTACTTCTGGCAATTTTGGACGCGTAGTTACGCATGGTGTTGTTAAGGGCTTCAATCTTTCCGCATACAACAACAACGACACGTTGTGGTACGACCCTGCTGGTGGCGGCGCATTTACCAACGTCAAACCTTCTGCGCCAAATATCAAGGCTGAAGTTGGTATTGTTATCAACAACGGCTCTGGCGGTTCTGGCTCTATGTATGTTGCGTTGTTCCCAGGCTCGCAGCTTGGTGGAACGGACTCCAACGTACAAATTACCGGCATACCGTCAGATAATTCGCTGCTGCAATACTACACAGCGGGCGGTTACTGGAGGAATGTTGCTTCGTCTACGGTGTCCGTTGGAACGGCAACCAATCTTGCCGGTGGTGCTACCGGATCGGTTCCATATCAATCTGCTGCCGGAACAACAGCAATGCTGTCAGCCGGTACAAACGGGCAGGTTTTGACGCTATCTAGCGGCCTCCCATCTTGGCAAACACCAACGTCGGCAATAGCCATTACTGACGACACAACCACGAATGCCACTCGATACATTACGTTTGTTACAGCAACAACGGGAACTGTCAGCGGTGAGAATGTATCTTCTACCAAGCTAAAGTTCAATCCGTCTACGGGCGTAATCACTGCAACAGGTTTTAGCGGCGATGGTTCTAATCTGACGGGTACGGCTTCGTTGCTGTCTATTGGCGGCAATGCTCAGACTGCCTCACAGGTTGCGATTACTGACAACACCAGCACGAATGCAACGTATTACCCAATGTTTTCTGCGGCAAGCTCTGGTAATAATGCGGCAATTGTTTCGTCAACCAAGCTGAAATTTAATCCTTCAACCGGAGCGTTGACCGCTTCACAACTTATTATTGCACCATAAGGAAATAACATGGGTCAGTTAACTTTCCAAGCGGCGTTAGGTGGGGCGGTCAATCTGGTCGGCCCTAATACTGCGTCTACTTACAACCTGAATGTTCCTGCTGTAGCTGGAAACATCGTAACCACTGGCGATACCGCTACAGTGACCAGCACGATGATTTCTGGCCCGCTTACGGCGGCTGTAGGTGGCACAGGAGTTACCAGTTTAGGTTCAGGCATCCCAACTTTCCTGCAAACGCCATCTAGTTCAAATTTAGCTGCTGCGGTAACGGATGAGACAGGATCGGGTTCGCTGGTGTTTGCAACTTCGCCAACATTGGTTACACCGACGCTTGGTGTTGCATCTGCAACTAGTGTAAACAAGGTTGCGATTACGGCTCCTGCAACCAGTGCGACCCTGACTATTTCTGATGGCAAGACGCTAACCGCAAGCAATAGCATTACGCTGGCGGGTACGGATAGCACAACGATGACTTTCCCGCCCGCGTCTGCGAGCGTAGGTTATTTGAATATCCCGATTAACAGCCAATCTGCGGCTTATACGACGGTTTTGGCTGACTCTGGTAAGGCGATCTTGCATCCGTCTACAGATGCGAATGCGCGGACGTTTACGATTGATTCCAATGCAAACGTAGCTTATGCGTTGGGTACGGCGATCACGTTTATCAATATGACTAGCCAAGTTTTGACCATCGCAATTACTAGCGATACGATGTATTTGGCTGGAACGGGTACTACTGGCAACAGATCGTTGGCTCAGTACGGTATGGCAACGGCTGTCAAGCTGACTTCTACCACTTGGATCATTTCGGGAACGGGGCTGACCTAATGTCTGGCATTCTGCAAACGCTGTTTCTAGGGGCTGCTGCGGCAGTCAAGGACGCTTATTTCAACCTTGTCACGCTTCTTTTGCCTGGTAATGGCACGAACGGAGCGCAGAACAACACGTTCCTAGATTCATCTACTAACAACTTTACGATTACCCGCAACGGTAATACTACGCAGGGTACGTTCTCGCCTTTTAGTCAGACGGGATGGGGGAATTATTTTGGTAGTTCATCTGATTATTTAACTACTCCTGCTTCAAATTCATCTGCAACATTTGGAACAGGAACTTACACTGTTGAAGCTTGGATTTATCCAACTGCATATAATGCAAGTAATAGCTTTTTTTTAGGAAGTAATGGATCAGGAACTTTCCAAGCTGGATTAACTTCGGCAGGATATTTGTTTGGTTCATGTGCTGCAGTTGGAAATTTCACTGCATCTACATCAATAATTCCTCTTAATACATGGACTCATGTGGCATTAGTAAGAAATTCAACTTCTTCTAATGGTGGAACATATTATGTTAATGGTGTTGCAGCCGGAACATATACTGACGCAAACAATTACACCGCAACCCCTAATGTATGGATAGGCACAACTTCTCCTGCCACCAGTTATTTTTTCAGCGGTTACATTTCAAATCTGCGTGTTGTAAAAGGAAGCACTGTTTATACAGGCAATTTTACTCCTAGCACTACGCCATTAACCGCAATAACAAATACATCTTTATTGACGTGTCAAAGTAATAGATTTGTTGATAACAGCAGCAATAATTATTCATTAACCACCAACGGCACACCATCCGTCCAAGCCTTCAGCCCATTTGCTCCTACAGCAGCTTATAGCTCGTCTGTAGTAGGTGGTAGTGGGTATTTTGATGGTAGCGGTGATTATTTAACTGCTCCTAGTGGCGCGGCTGTTAGTGGTTCTGGAGCTTTTACGGTTGAGTTTTGGGTATATATGCCAAGCACAAATTCTGGTGCTCGCATTGTTTCTGGTGCCGCAAATCAACTAACAATTAATATGAGCAGCGACGGTTCTATGTCATACGGAAAAAATGGCGTGGTTGACGTTATTACCGTTGCTGCAGGAACGTCTATTCTTGGTCAATGGACTCATATTGCTATTGGAAAAGCGTCTGGTGGAACTGCTAGGATTTGGAGAAATGGAGCTAGTGTAGGAACAGCTACAGATTCGCAAACATATACTGCGGGAACTGTTTACATAGGGGCTTCATCAACCCCTGGAAATTATTTAACTGGTTATATATCTGGATTAAAAATTTCTGCGTCTGATGTATACGGGACTAGCAACACAACAATTACCATCCCAACTGCTCCGCCATCTTCTTCTGGAGCTCAGCTCCTGCTGAATTACACCAACGCTGGCATTACAGACGCTACTGCTAAGAATGACTTAGAGACTGTAGGTAATGCTCAGATCAGCACGACGCAAAGTAAGTTTGGCGGCAGTTCTATGGCTTTTGATGGGAATGGTGACTTTTTACAGGGGCCAAATACAAATTATTTGTTTGGTTCTGGCAATTTTACTGTTGAGGGGTGGATATATCCATCAGGAACAACAGGGCTTCAATATATTGCTTCAGTATGGGGAATTTCTGGTCAATCTGATGCAACTTATAGTTCATGGGTTCTTAGGCTTAATGCCGCAAATTTAGAAGTTGTATTGCAACCAACTGGTGGTGGTGGATTAACAACTATTACCGGAACTGGAAGCGGAATTACTGCAAATACTTGGCAATATGTAGCAGTTGTTAGAAATGGGTCTACTGTTACTTTATATATTAATGGCTCATCTGTTGGTTCTGGAACTTTCAGTGCTACGCTTAACTCTCCTGTGTCAGTGTTTGCGATTGGAGCTCAATTATCAAATAACAATACATTTAATGGATATATTGATGATTTGCGAATTACAAAATATGCCAGAACAATTGCAACGCCAACAGCGGCATTCCCGCTTCAATAAGGTGATATATGTGGACTAAAAACGGATCAATTCCGCAGCCTAATACAGATGGCACTGAAGGTTGGCTAGAAGTTCCTGATGCGCCTATTGCCCCAGAGGGCAAAGAAGTTGTTTGGCTAAATTGGGAATGGGTGGTGCGTGATCCTAAGCCTGTAGACCGTGAAGGTTATCGCTGGAAGTGGAACCACGACCAAATGCAGTGGATTGAATACCAAATATCCGGATTATTGCCAGCAGAGCCTTTGCCAGCGATTACGTCTGCGGAAATACCGGCGCTGACCAGTTCTGACATTCAGGTGCTTTGATGCTGACTTGGAAAATTACCGATATGCAAGCAGTTGATGGCGTAATCAAAGCTGTCAAATATCATGTTCAGCTTGCCGATGGCGGCAATTCTGTAGAAACAGAAGGTTATTGCTACCTAAGCGGCAATGGCGGTACTCCTGTAGCAGAACTGACTGAAGAACAGGTAATTGGATGGGTGAAAGAGGTTTGCCCAGAGATTGAGAATGTTCTTCGTATGCAACTAAACAATGTGCAGCCAGAGGAAGTTGCTTTACCTTGGCGGCCAGCAACCTTCAAATTATCTGTATGAATACAAAAGTTCTTAACTTAGAATTTACCCTGCAAGAATTGCAAACAATTGCAGCCGGATTGCAGGAAATGCCGTACAAAACCGTTGCCGGATTGCTACAGAAAATAGACCATCAAGTGCAGCCGCAACTAGTGCCAGAACAGCCGAAAGAGGAATGAAATGACCAAGCCGATTGAGATTATCAGTGCCGCACTAAAAGACATTGGTGCTCTTGAGGCTGGCGAAACTCCAACACCAGAGGCAACGCAAGATGCGTTGTTTATGTTGAATGACCTGGTAGATCAATGGTCAAACGAAAACATGATGGTGTTCAATGTCACGGAAATTATCTTTACGCTAATTTCTGGTCAGGTTCAATACACGCTTGGCCCTAATCCAAGCACTCAGAACTTTGTCGGTTCTCAGTTTACCGGCTCGATCAACAACAACATTCTGACAGTAACGGGCATCTTGTCTGGTGCTATTGCTCAGGGTCAGACGTTGTCTGGTGCGGGCATTCTGCCGGGTACTAAGATCGTTGCCAACATTACAGGCGCAGGCGGTAATGTTAACGAACAAGGCACTTACAAAGTCAACATCCCGCAGACGGTAGCATCCACAACCATTACCGCGTATTACCAGAAGCCGCTATACATTGATTCGGCTTTTGTGCGGATTAATACGACTGCCAACGGTCAGCCTATTCAGGGCGGCGGTTTGGACTATCCGGTATCGGTTTTGGCCTTGCAGCAGTACGAAATGATTGGCCTTAAGACCCTAAACGGGCCTTGGCCAAAAGCTTTGTATTTCAATCCTAACGAAGAATCAGGCAACCTTTTCGTCTGGCCGAATCCGGCTCAGGGCGAACTGCATATGTTTGCCAATACGATCTTCCAGCGGTTTGCTACGGTGCAAGAAGATTTCGTGTTGCCGCAGGGTTATACGATGGCACTGCGCTGGTGTTTGGCAGAACGTTTGATGCCCATGTATGGCAAGAATTCTGCAACTCAGATTGCGATGATTACGCAGTTTGCGGCACAGGCTAAGTCAACACTTAAGCGTACCAATATGTCGCCGCTGCAAACGGCTTCTTACCCAAGTTCGTTGTTGGTTAATAAACAGCGCGACGCGGGTTGGATTTTGAGCGGAGGTTTCTTGGGCTGAGGAAACTTATAATGAAGCGAAAAACATTTCAAGATGCATGGGCGCTTGTTAAAACCGACGATCCAAATAAATGTTGGGAATGGCAAGGCTGCGTAAATAGCAATGGTTATGGAAGTATGATGGTTAGTCAAAAATCGTACTCTGCACATAGAATTATTTATGCTTTAACTTTTCCTGGAAGGATTAATTTTTCTGCGCCAAAAGATAAAAGCTTAAAACAATTTATTTTGCATAAATGTGATAACAGATTGTGTTGCAATCCTAATCATATGGAACTTGGAAATTACAACGACAATAATAAGGATGCCGCAAAAAAAGGAAGATCAAAAGCTCCGAGAGGCGCGGAACATAAAAAAGCAAAATTAACTCAAGAACAAGCCGAACAAGTTAGATTGATTCACAAAACTGGACTTACTTTTGTTCAAATTGGCAAAATGTTTAACATTCATGCAAACAATATTTCGCGGATTGTTAAATTTCGTGCATATGTAGAAAGTAAGGCATAAATATGGATTTTGGTTTTGTCGGCCCTTCTTACGAAGCCCCGTCCATTTATCAGGACGCGCAAGAATGCATAAATTGGCGGCCTGAGATTGACCCGTTAAAGCAGCCTGGGCAACGGGCTGTTGTCTCGCTATACCCAACTCCTGGACTGACCACCAAGGCCGTTTTAAGTGCTTTGGGAGAAGTGCGCGGAATGCTCACGCTGTCCGGTGGCGAGTTCATGGTTGCCGTTTGCGGGCCATATGTTTACGTCCTAACGTCTAACCTGACTCCCACTATTGTCGGCCAGCTAAATACGTCCACAGGCATTGTTGGCATCGCTGACAACGGCCAGAACGTCTATATCGTTGACGGCGCTTATCGCTATACCTGGCGCATTTCTACGCCCAATACAGCCATTTTTACCGGCTCCATATCTGGAACTACCCTAACCGTTACAAACGTCTCCAGCGGCACTATAGGCGTTGGGCAAGCCCTTTTCGGCGTGGGCATTGCTCCTGCAACCATTATTACGGCTTTGGGTACGGGTACGGGCGGCACAGGAACCTATACGATTAACACTTCGCAAACGCTGACAGCGCGGGATATGAATACCGCTGCGGTTGCCGCTACGTTGACCGGTTCAATTTCTAACGGTGTAAATTCTGTAACTATTACCAATCAGGGCTCTAATTATGTAAACCCTGTGGTCAGCTTTGGAACTCTGTGGACTGCAAGCACAGTTGTTTCGCTAAATGCCCAAATTTATTACGGGTCTAATCTTTACACTGTAACAACTGCCGGAACTACGGGTTCAACGGCTCCAACACATACCAGCGGGGCTGCGTCTAACGGTACGGCAACCTTGACCTATGCTGGCGTGGTCGCAACAGGTGTTGCTACGCAGATCAGCGGCAAGATTACGGAAGTAACCATTACAAACAGGGGTTCTGGCTACACCACAGCCCCCACAGTGACGTTTGCAGATAGCCTTGGTGGTTCTGGTAGTGGTGCGGCTGGAACGGCTATATTGGTCGCTAATTCGCTTGCCGTTACTTCCATTACAGGTACTTTATATTTAGGCCAAACAATTCAAGGTTCTGGCGTTACGTCCAACACCATCATTACCGCGTTTGGTACTGGCACAGGTGGCACAGGTACTTACGATGTTAACTTTACACAAAGTGTCTCATCGTCAACACTGTATGCGCTGAACTGGACGGTTTTGCCATCTACGGACGGAGCTTTTAGCGGCGGCACTTCTGTTGGTACTTACGACAATTATTTTGTTTACAACCATCCAGATACGCAGCAATTTGGCGCTTCTGACCTGTTGTCTCCCATTTCTAACGGCCTAAGCTTTGGCTCTAAAGACGGTGCGCCGGATGATCTGGTTGCGCTAATTATTGACCATCGCGAAATATATTTGCTGGGTGAAGTTTGGGTAGACGTTGGAGCTACGCCGTTCCCATTCCAGCGGATTCCAGGAACTTCTACGCAACATGGCATCGCGGCTAAATATTCGCTGGCAAGACTTGGCAACTCGTTTGCCTATGTCAGCCGCAATATTCGCGGTCAAGGCCAGATTATGCAGATGGAAGGGTACAAGCCTAATCGCATCTCTACCCATGCCGTAGAGCAATCATTGCTAAATCAGTATATAGATGACGCGATTGCTTGGACGTATCAACTAGAAGGCCATGAATGCTATGTTGTCACGTTCCCAACTATAGGCATTACCTGGTGTTATGACACTGCGTCTCAAATGTGGCACAAGATGCTGTCATTCACCAGCGATGGCGGGTACACAAGGCATCGAGGCAATTGCGGCGCGTTGTTCCAAGGTATGTTCTTGGTGGGCGATTACCAAAACGGCAAGATTTACGAGCTGGATGCATCTAATTACACAGATGACGGTCAGACGATTCGCAGACTGCGTCGCGCTCCGCACTTGGTGGCTGACTTCCAGCGTGAATACTTTGACGAGCTTCAGATTCAGTTTCAACCAGGCGTGGGCTTTACAGGTCTGTCTGATGTTACGGCTAATGTAATTCCAGGTTCTCAATATTTGGGCGAGAATTACGTTATTGCCCCCACTCAAATATTTGTAATTGAAGCAACGCAAATTGATGTGATTGGCACTTCGTCTGTTTTAACTAGCGTCACTACCCAAAACCCGCAAGCTATGCTGCGTTGGTCTAACGATGGCGGCAGCACTTGGTCAAAAGAATATTGGGTAAGTATTGGTGCAATTGGACGGTACAAAAACCGAGCCATCTGGCGGCGGTTGGGTACGGCGCGAGACAGGATTTTTGAGGTAGTGGTATCCGATCCGGTTTGGGCGGTAATTGTGTCGGCTAATCTAAAATCTTCTGCGGGTGACAACTAATGGCTATTACGCAAAATACGTCGAATATCCAGCCTTACCCGCAGACGGAGTTTCTGGATACCGTTACCAACAGGCCAACTAGGGCATGGCAGCAGTTTTTTCTAAACCTGTTGAATTTCTCAAGTGCAAGCAATGCCAATCCTGGCTCTGCTGCTTTGCCAACGGCTCCGGTTGGCTTTATAAATGTGACCGTAAACGGCAAACCGTACAAGGTTCCGTATTACAATCCTTGAAATTATTGGGGAATCAAATGGCTACTTCAGCTAGTTTGCAAGCGCAAATTGACGATATAAATGCAAAAATTGGGAAATTGCCTAATTCTATTCAAGGCATTTCTCAAAGAACTGCGTATCAAAATCAATTGAAGATTTTGCAATCTCAGTTGGCTACGGCTCAAAAAAATGAAGCTGCCGCGCAAAAAGTGGTTAAGCCAGCAGCAACAGCTACTCCTATTTCTCAAGTTGCTCAATCGGTTCCAACACCGGTTCCAGCACCGGTTCCAGCACCGGCTTCAACACCGGTTTCAACACCGGCTCCGGAACAAACTACGCCGATTGCACAAGTAACTCAACCTGCGTCAACAACAATTACGCCAACGTCTGACTTTTTGTCAAAAGTAAGTGGCTATGATGTAAAAAGCTTGTTTCCAAATGTTGACTCAAAAACTGGTTTGCCTATTTTGAGCAAATCAGGAATTGATACTGCGCTTAAAAATTCATCTGGCATTAATGGCGGCAATTATCTTGATGCACAACAATATCGAGATAATTACGACAAATTTGGATGGAATGCTAAATCTGATGCTTCTTCGGTAGCTAATGGTGCTGCTGCACTTGGTTTGCGTAAAAACATGGCAAGCCTTGGCACATACAATTATTTAAACGAAAACAACAAACCGGCGACTGATGACGATTTTAAAGCTGCTGCTGCAAAAGCAGGTGTTGATCTTGCCCCGTTTTATGGCAGAGGCCCAAGCTTAGGAAGCGGTATTGTTTTAGATAAAGCTAAAGCTTATCAAGCTATTCAAAATGCATCTAAAGACCTTTACAAAGTAACAAACACAATTGGCGGCGACAATCACGCAAGTATCTTGTTTAAAGATGATGGCAAAGGCAATTTAATGCCTGTGTCAAATCCGCAAACAGGTGCGCCAACAATTAATTATTTTAATGCCGTTCGTAATGATATGAGTGGCGAAGGATTCCTTGGTGGTCTTGCTCCTGTATTGCTTCCTGCCGCTGCTGCTTTTGGCCTTCCTGCAATTATGGAAGCTATTGGCTCTGCTGGTGTTGGCGCAGGTACTTGGGCTGCAGCTAATGAAGCGGCTGGCCTTGGAACCGCTGCGCTTTCTCCGGCAACTGCTGCGGCTATTGGAGCTGGCCAAGCTTTAACTTCAACGGGGCTTGCAGGGACTCCTATTGCTGCTACAACAACTGCGGCAGCATTGCCTGGTATTGAAGCAGGTTTAGGAACTGGCACAATGGCCGGCACTACTCTTGGGGCAACTGGCGCAACGCTTGGCAACACTGCGCAAATTGCCGCTGGATTAGGTGGAACTGCCGCTGCTGCTGGATTGCCAGTAAATCAAACAATGGCAATGAATCCTAATGCTGTTGTTGGTTCTGCAAATACTACAGGAACGCTTGGCGATGTTATTGGCGGTGGTGCTGGTGCATTAGGCGT